GATGCAGAAACTTCTTTTACTAAAAATTTTGAAACGACTGAAGAGCAAATTAAAAGTCGTATTGAAATGGCAAAAGATGTTTACAAACAGGCAATAGAGTCAGGTGACTCTGCTTTAATTGTAAATGCACAGGAAAATTTAAGTAATGCTCAGAATGATGCTAGTGCATTAAAGATTGCAAAGCAACAGTATGATTCTCAAAAGCCTATAATTCCTGAAGTAAAAGAAACAGTTACACCTACTGCACAACCTCAACCAAGTGTTAAGTATGATAAACTTGCATTGGATTGGGCAGGTAAAAATCCTTGGTTTGGTAAAGACCAAATAATGACTACGTTAGCATTAGAAATAGACCAAACATTAAAAGGAGAGGGTTATGACCCTTCTGAAGAAGATTTTTATAATGAAATAAATAACAGGCTTCGTCAACAATATCCCGAAAGGTTTGAAGTTGACAATCGTCAGCAGGAAACGACATCTCCTGCTCAAGTAGTTGGGGGAGCATCACGCACTCCTTCATCCTCGTCTAAAGGTAAGAAAGTTAAATTATCAAAAGAAGATATGAGACTTGCTGAAAAATGGGGAATACCTCTTGAACAATATGCTGCAGAAAAGCTAAAGGTTGAAAAATCTGAAGGCGATTATACTACAGTTTACAATAAATAGTGTGGGGAAATTAAAATGACACGAACAAGTACAATGGCTAAATCACGTAATATTGAAAGTCGTGACCTCAATAACAGAGAACAGGACATGGAATTTAGAGAGCCTAATATGCTCGACATACCAGAAAATGTTCATAATCGTTTTAGAAACGAGGGCATGGCTCTTCGTTGGATTCGTATAAATCTTCGTGGTAAAGATGATTATACAAATGTTGGCAAACGTCTACAAGAAGGTTGGCAATTTGTATCTGTTAATGAAGTTCCTGAAATTCAACATACATCTTTCGTGAGAGATGAAGGTCGGTATACTGGTGCAGTCTGTCGTGGAGACTTAGCATTAGCAAAAATGCCATTAGAAAAAGCAGAAAATCGACAAAAATATTATGAGAATCAAAGCTCTGAAATGGTTGATGCAGTTAATCAACAATTAATGAGTGGAAATAATTCTCGTATGCCTATTAGAAATAATAGTAAAAGTCAAGTTACTAAGGGTAAAACTCCTAGATTTCAAGATTAATCTAGTGTTGTAGTCTTAGTAGTTAATTTTAATTTAAGGGAGAAAAACGAATGACTACAACCGCAGCTCCGTTTGGCTTCTCACCATCTCGTAAACGTGGTATGAACCCCAATGCGATTGGAACTAATGAATATCCTATAGCTTCAGGTTATGCTGCAAATATTTTTACAGGAGACTTAGTAAGAATAAATGCAGGTAATTTGCAAACTGTTACTGACACTAATGAAGTCGTACAGGGTGTATTCATGGGTTGCAGATATGTTGAGAATGGCGAACAAAAATTTAAATCATACTTTCCTTCAGGTACATCAGTAACTGATGCATTTGGAATAGTGTGTGATGACCCCAATCAGGTTTTTGAAGTACAGGCAGATGCATCTGTTACTGCAGGAGACTTGTTTGGTTCGCAGAACTTTGGAGTAGTTCTAGGTGCAGGTTCTACTTTTACAGGTAAATCTGGACATACTATAGATGCTTCAACTAGAACTTCAGGCATTGCAATGGTACGTGCATTAGATTCTGTAAACGAACCGGGTAACCAAGTTGCTGTTGCTACTGAAAGAGCATATTTAAAATTAAATGCTAGATTAGTACAACATACAGATAACTTTTTTACTACTATTGTTTCTGTGCCTACTACTATAACTGCATATTTATTAAACGGATAAGGGGAGATTAAACTATGGCTATAAATAGAGCAAGTATCTCAAAAGAACTTCTTCCCGGACTTAATGCAGTTTTTGGCATGGAGTATGGAGAAGTATCTGATGAGCATAAGCCTTTGTTTGAGACTGAAAACTCAGATAGAGCATTTGAAGAAGAAGTGTTATTCACAGGATTTGGCACTGCACCTACTAAAGCAGAAGGTGCTGCAGTTTCCTTTGATGATGCTCAAGAGTCTTTCACTTCAAGATATACGCATGAGACAGTTGCACTGGCTTTTGCAATTACTGAAGAAGCAATGGAAGATAACCTTTATGATACATTTGCAAAATTAAGAGCAAAAGGATTAGCAAGAGCAATGGCTAATACTAAGCAAGTTAAGGCTGCAGACGTATTTAATAATGGTTTTAATTCAGCTTTCGCAGGTGGAGATGGTCAGCAATTATTTTCTGCATCACATCCAACTATAGGTGATGGAAATCAATCAAATACTTTAGGAGCAACTGACTTGTCAGAAGCTTCACTAGAGTCTTCATTGATTACTATATCTAAAGCAAAAGATGATAGAGGTATATTGATAGGTCTTCAGACTCAATCATTGCATATACCTTCAGACTTGGCATTTACTGCAGACCAAATTCTGAACAGTACTATGTCAACTACTATTGGGGTTAATCCAACTACTGCTGCAAATGGTGCAACAAATGTTAACGACATTAACTCAATCAGAAATCAGGGCATGGTTCCGGGTGGATTCTTTGTAAATAGAAGATTTACCGATACTAATGCATGGTTCTTAAAGACTGATTGTCCTAATGGAGCTAAGATGTTTGTACGTTCACCACTGCAGACTAAAATGGAGCCAGACTTTGATACAGGCAATGTAAGATTTAAAGCTAGAGAAAGATATAGCTTTGGATTTTCTGACTGGAGAAGTTACTATGGAGCTTCAGGTTCATCCTAATAGATAGCTTTAAGTTATTAATTTAGAAAAAAAGGGAGGGATATATTTTGCATCCTTCCCTATTTTTTTGTATAATAAATATATCAAGGAGAATTAAATGACAACGAATATAAGAGTAGGAGCAGTTACAGGTAGTGGAGCAGTACTTGATACTCTTTCAAGTGTAACTGTCGCAGATACAAGAGTAAGAAGTGTTTACTATAGTGGAGTAGGAACATTTCTTCTTACAGGAAGTCAAACAGATGCAAATGGCAGTACTTCAGGAAGTAACATAAAATTTGTTGGAACTACTAATGTAGATGCAGGAGACATATATATACCTGATAATGGTGTAAGAATGATAGGACCTGTTAAAGTTTCTGCACCTACTTCAGCAAGTACTGTGACAGTTTTTTATGGCTAATTATACTTACCTAGTAAATGACTTAATAGAAAGTACAGAGAATGATAACTCTGACTTTGAAA